CAAGGCGAAAGCCGAGCTGAGAGTCAAAGATTTTGAAGACGCTGAGGCCGTGGCCCAAGAGTTGTTCAACATCACCCAGCAAGGCGTGGTGCTCCAAGGTGCAGATAATCCTGCACTCGTCATCTATGCGCTCGGAAAGAACCCAAAGAAAGCCAAAGAGCTGTCCGACATTAAAGACCCTGTAAAGTTTGCCTTCGCGGTAGCGAAACTGGAGAAAGAATTGAAAGTTACAAACCGTAAGGCAGCCCCGCCACCCGAGAGAATCGTGTCAGGAACTGGCCGAGTATCTGGGGCGGTGGACTCAACCCTCGAACGGCTGCGAGAAGAAGCGGCTCGTACTGGCAACATGACGAAAGTCGTGCAGTACAAGACGCAGAAGCGAGCAGCTTCATCTAAATGATTTTTTAAGGAAATACCATGTCCAATAGTTTCTCAAAAGAAGAGCGCGTTGCGTTTGAAGACCTCCTCGAAGGCTTCCAAGACGCGCTGGTTTTGTCTCGTCATGTCAACATCTACAACACAGATCAGACAATGATGGAACGCGCCAACAACACCATTTGGCGTCCCCAGCCTTACATCGCTCAGTCGATCAATAGCACGCCTGGCACCAGCATCGCTGGCCAATACCAAGGCATGACTCAGTTGGCCGTTCCCGCTACCTTGGGTTACAGCCAGACTGTGCCTTGGGAAATGACTGCCCTTGAGTTGCGCGATGCGTTGCAAGAAGGCCGTCTGGGTGAGAGCGCCAAGCAAAAGCTGGCCTCTGACATCAACGTTGCCATCATGAGCTCCGCTGCAAACCTCGGTTCTTTGGTTGTGCCAATCGCTGCCGCTGCTGGTGACTATGACGATGTCTCTTTGTGCGACACCATCATGAACGAGCAAGGCGTGCCTGACTACGATCGTTTCATGGCTTTGTCTAGCCGTGACTACAACGGTCTGGCCGGTAACCTGTCTCAAGCCAGCCGTTCGTTCGGCAATGCCAAGTCTGACAAGGCATACGAGCGCAACTACGTTGGCATGGTCGCAGGTTTTGACACCTACAAGATGGACTACGCAAACCGCTTGACAGCTGCTGCTGGTGGTGGCTCGATCACCATCGACACTAGCGGTGCAGGTACACAAGCGAACTACGCTCCTCAAGCCACTTCCACAGCTGTGGGCGGCCAGATCAACGTGGACAACCGCTTCCAGACCGTGACCGTCTCCTCGACTACCAACGTGGTTGCTGGCGATGCATTCAAGATCGCAGGCGTGTATGCTGTGCATCACATCACCAAGCAAAGCACTGGTCAGTTGAAGACTTTCCGTGTTGTGTCTGTTGATTCTGGCACCACAATGACCATCACTCCTCCAATCATTGGCGCTCAAGGCACTGCAACCGATGCTCAGAAGCAATATCAGAACGTGGTAGTTGACCCAGCTTCCAACACTTCTGCAATTACCTTCTTGAACGTCAACGCAGCTTCTGTGAACGTGTTCTGGCAGCGTGATTCCTTGGAAATCTTGCCTGGCCGTTACGCAGTGCCCTCTGACGCTGGTGTCGCAGTGATGCGTGCAAGCACAGACCAAGGCATTGAGTTGGTCTTGCAAAAGTGGTACGACATCAACAGCATGACGATCAAGTATCGTATGGACACGCTGTTCGGTGTGGTTAACAAGAACCCCGAGATGTCCGGCATCTTGTTGTTCAACCAGTAATCTGGCCAAAAAACTGGGGGGCTTCGGCCCCCCTTTTCCCAACAGGAGATCACCATGCCATTGACAAAAGGTTATTCAAGCAAATCCATCGGCAAGAACATCAAAGTCGAGAAAAAAGCAGGCAAGCCAATGAAGCAGGCTGTGGCCATCGCATTGAACGTGGCCACCAAAGCAGCCAAGGCCGCAGGCAAGCCCAGCAAAGCGCCTAAAAAGGCCATGAAATGAAGTCCGGTTTGTATGCCAACATTCACGCCAAGCGTGAGCGTATTGCAGACCAGAAAGCAGCAGGCAAAACGCCTGAGCGCATGCGCAAGCCTGGCACAAAGGGCGCACCTACTGCCGCAGCTTTCAAAGCCGCTGCAAAAACAGCAAAGCCCATGAAAAGAAAGGCCAAGTGATGCAAGACATCATTCTCATGCCAAGATACTCAAAGAATAAAAAGCCAGTCAAGGTGCGCAAGCCATCCAAGCCAATCGATGGCATCAACCATCGCTTGTTGCGCGAGCAGGCCGAGGCAGCAGCACAGGCCGCAGAAGCACAGGAAATCGTGCCAGAAGACGATGCATTGCCAACCCGCGAGGAACTTGAGGCAAAGGCCACAGAACTCGGAATTCGCTTTGATGGTCGCACAAAAGACAAAAAACTGGGACAATTGATCCAAGACAGATTGTCTGAGAACACAGGAGAATGACATGGGATGGACAAAACGCCAATTCGTCGCACAGGCCTTCGAGGAAATTGGCCTAGCCTCCTATGTCTTTGATCTGACCCCTGAGCAGTTGCAATCTGCCCTGCGCAGGCTAGACACCATGATCGCAGCATGGAACGCGCTAGGCATTCGCCTCGGTTACCCACTGCCATCCAGTCCTCAAGACAGCGATCTGGATGAGCAGACCAACGTGCCTGACAGCTCAAACGAGGCCATCTACACCAATCTGGCCATCAAGCTGGCTCCAAGCTATGGCAAGCAGGTTATGCCAGACACCAAGGCAACGGCCAAGGAGTCTTACAACACGCTCCTGTCACGCGCAGCCATGCCAATGGAGCAGCAACTGCCAAGCACAATGCCAGCAGGCGCAGGCAACAAGCCTTGGCGCGTATACGACAATCCTTTCATCCGTCCGCCAGTCGATCCAGTCTTGGCCGGTCAAGATGGCCCACTCGAATTCAACTGAGGAATCACAATCATGCCAACAATCAATCAACTATCAGGCATCAGCCAAGTCTCTGGCGGTGACCTCCTGCCGGTTTATGTCTCGAACAATGGCGATGCTCGCAAGGTTTCGATCACGCAGTTGCTGCAATACTTTCAGCAGACATTTGCAGCCCCAACCGTGGCCACCAACCTGTACACACCAGGCACTGGCTTCAACGTTTCAGTGCCAACCCCAGTCAGCGAACAGCAATGGATGATCATCCAGCCTGCTGGCACACTGGCCGCAGGAACAATCACCCTGCCATTGAACACTGGCACACCTGATGGCACTGAGGTGTTGGTTACTACCACTCAGCAGATTACAGCCTTCACGCTGGCGCTCAATGGCGCGTCCAATGCATACGGTGCACCCAGCACACTGGCAGCGCAGGACTTCTTCCGCATGCGCTTCTATCAGGCCACCAACAGCTGGTATCGCATCGCATAATCATGGCAACCAAAGACTCAAGACTCGCTCGCATTGGTGTGGAGGGCTACAACAAGCCTAAGCGCACGCCATCGCACCCCACCAAAAGCCACGTTGTCGTGGCCAAGGCCGGTGACCAAGTGAAGACAATTCGCTTCGGTCAGCAGGGCGTGTCTGGGTCTCCAAAGAAGGAAGGCGAGTCGAAGGCAGATAAGACACGTCGAGAATCATTTAAGGCTAGGCACGCTGAGAACATTGCCAAGGGCAAGATGAGCGCAGCGTACTGGGCCAACAAGGTCAAGTGGTAAGCCATGCAAATTCCAATCCTCAACGGCATCTACGCTGACAACACGCCAGAGTTGCGAACTGCCTATCCGGTCAACATGGTGCCAGTTCCAAAGGCTTCTGGCATCAGCAATGGATTCCTGCGACCAGGCGATGGCATTGTGGCCAACGGCACAGGCCCAGGCACTGACCGTGGTGGCATCAACTGGAATGGCATCTGCTATCGAGTCATGGGCACTAAGCTGGTGACTGTGGCCAGCAATGGCACAGTTACCACTTTGGGTGATATCGGTGGGCCAATCAACACACTGGTGACATTCGATTACAGCTTTGATCTTCTGGGTATTGCATCCGGTGGCAGACTGTATTTTTGGGACCCAGTAGCGGAAACACTGACGCAAAACACCGATCCAGACTTGGGCGTGGTGCTGGACTTCTGCTGGGTTGATGGTTACTTCATGACAACCGATGGCGAGTTTTTGATCGTCACAGAGCTTTCCAATCCTCTAGCTGTCAACCCGCTGAAGTATGGCAGCTCAGAAGTCGACCCAGACCCTGTGGTTGCTTTGCTCAAGTTGCGCAATGAAGTCTATGCAATGAATCGCAACACCATTGAGGTGTTCGACAACGTGGGTGGTGAACTTTTCCCATTCGCACGCATTGATGGTGCTCAAATTCAAAAAGGCGTGATTGGCACGTTTGCCTGTTGCGTTTATTTGGAGCGCATCGCATTCATGGGCGGTGGCCGCAATGAAGCGCCAGGCATCTACATTGGTGCGGCAGCTACTACCCAGAAACTCAGCACGCAGGAGATCGACAACCTGTTGCTGACCTATACCGAAGCGCAGCTGGCAACAGTCAAGCTCGAAGCACGCAACGACAAGAATCACGAGCATCTCTATGTTCACCTGCCAGACCGCACAGTTGTCTATGATGCATCAGCATCTGAAGCGCTTGGTGAGCAAGTCTGGTTCACATTGACCACTACAGTGGTTGGCTTTTCACAGTACCGCGCACGCAATATGGTCTGGTGCTATGACAAGTGGCTGGTTGGCGATCCTCAATCCAGCTCAATCGGATACTTTGTGCAAAGCACTGGTGAGCATTGGGGTCAGCAAGTGCGCTGGGAATTTGGCACGCTGATCGTCTACAACGAGAGCAATGGCGCGATCTTCAATGAGCTAGAGTTGGTCAGTTTGACCGGCAGCGTGGCCATTGGCACAAATCCACAGATCAGCACCAGCTACTCGCTAGATGGCAAATCTTGGAGTCAAGACCGCTACATTACTGTTGGAACGACTGGAAATACCGCAAAGCGCTTGGCATGGTTCCAGCAAGGCCACATGCGCAACTGGCGCATCCAGCGCTTTCGTGGTGACAGCGATGCTCATGTGTCATTCATCCGTCTTGAAGCCCAAATCGAGGCATTGGCATTCTGATGGCAACCGCACCAGTTTCCCGCAGGCTCAATTTGACGCGAGACCAACTCGCGGCATTTTTGACTGATCAGCAACAGATCAGGCAGTTTGAATTGCTTTTTTCTACCGTTGACGAGTTGCAGGTGATTGTTGGAACGGACTTTGAGTATCAGGCAGACACGGCAGCGGCCACAGCAAACGAGGCGCTTGCGCAACTGAGCGCATTGGCACAGGACACCGCAGTCGAGGATGCTGTTCTGAATGCCAAGGTGCAACAAGCATTGGATGCAATACCTCGCCTGGCACAAGCACTTGAACTTCTGGCCACTGCGCCAGTTATCGAGAACAACAACTCGGTGGTGACCGACTACATCGACTTCAACACCACCACGCCATCGCCAGCCGTAAAGGTTGGCCGAATGCATTGGAACGGTGGGTACACGCTTAATCTTGAAATGACACCAAACGTCAATCAAGCCATTGGCGAGTCGCAGTATTACTACATCAAAGCCTCGGCAGCTATTGCCAAAGGCCAGCTGGTAATGTTCGATGGCTCGGTTGGTGCATCTGGCGTGCTTAAGGGAAAACCATCGACTGGCGTGACAAATGGCCAGCTCATCATGGGCGTGGCCGCAGAAGCTATTGCAAACAATGGATTCGGTCTTGTCTCCAGCTTTGGCTTGGTGCGAGGATTCAATACCACCGGCACACCTTATGGTGAAGTCTGGGCAGACGGTGACATTCTGTACTACAACCCATCTTTTGCTGGTGGTCTGACAAAGAATCTGCCAACAGCTCCAACACCTCATGTGGTGGTTGCAGCCGTTGTCAATGCGGCCACAGCAGGCTCTGGATCGGTCTTTGTCAGAGTTCAGGCCGAGCCACTGGTCAGCCAACTGTCTGATGTTTACGCGCCAACACCATCAAATGGTGATGTGCTGGTTTACGATGGAGTCCAGTTGCGCTGGGAAAATGGCCCAGTGCCAGCCTCAAGTCTTCCAGCTTCTGTCAAATCTAACTTGGTGCTCACATGGCTTTCGATGTAATCACACCCACAAAACTTGGCCAAGCGGCCATCACCACTGGCGTGACCACGCTGTACACCGTACCGGCCAGCACTCGTACGCTGCTCAAAGAGTTCAGCATTGCCAACACCACGGCAGCGGCAATCAATGTTCGCGTGTTCTTGGTGCCATCCGCAGGAACAGCAGGCACAAGCAATGCGTTCTTGTACGATGTTTCAGTCCCAGCCAACAATGCTTTGCAGTACAACGGAATCGAGGTGCTGAACGCAGGTGACACAATTCAAATTCAGGCAGCATCTGCTGGCCTAACCATCATCGCCAGCGGTGGCGAAGCCACATAAGGAGAATGAAATGACCGTATCAATCAAGGTGCTGATCCCACCAAAACAGGCTGAAGCAACCCAAACCACGCAGTACACAGCGACCAACTGCAAGGCGATCATTGACAAGTTCACGATCACCAACACCAGCGCAGGCAACGTGACCATCAGCGTCAACTTGGTGACAAGTGGTGGCAGTGCTGGAGCGTCCAACTTGATTGTGGACACACGCGCCATTGCACCCGATGAGACTTACACATGCCCAGAGCTGGTTGGCCAAGCATTGGAATCTGGCAGCTTCATCAGCACCATTGCCAGCGCAGCTACATCACTGACCATCCGCGCATCTGGCCGCGAAATCACTTAATCAAGGAGAACAGCATGGACAAATTCATGATGATGCCAAAGGGCTTCATGGGCCTGCCGATGGAGGAAGAATTCATCAGCACAGCCGAAAACAAGAAGAACACCCAAATCGTCATTGATGACTGGATGCTTGGCCCTGAGAATCCAAGCAACGAGCCAACGGCCAACAAAACCTACTGGATCGCTGTGGGCAAGGCTATGCAAGTTGACGAAAAAGAGTCTCGTCGTCGCTGCTCGAACTGCGAGTACTACGACAACAGCACCATGACACAGGCCAAGATGGAGCGCATCCCCCGCAATGACTGGGACACCGATGCTGGTTTCCGTGGTTATTGCCACAAATTCGAGTTCATTTGCCACGACCTGCGCGTCTGCCAGGCATGGGAAGAACGTGAATTTGAAATGGAAGTTTGACCAAATGCCAAAATG